GATACCCGGCGCGAAACCCGCAAACCACGTCGAACATACTGCGCGACACATTCCGGCGTTTCGTCCTATGGAATGGATATGCTTCGGGAAGGTGCGCGCGGCTCAAGGAGTCCAGACGTCCAGCCCGAAGACCAGTGGCGCGGCAGACGCCTCGCTCCTCGCTATCCGGCCCTGCCACGGGCAGGGCGTTCGCTGCGGAAACGCGCCACTGGCGCGTTTCTGGATCGCCGCTCACCCCCCGCCTTGGTTCCACCCGGGCCAGATCGGTATGCGGGGGGCAGAGGCTCGCTAAGTCGCTAGAGACAAGGAAAAATTCCGGGTGCGCGCCCGGGTGCGCATCATCGGGTGCGCAGGTGCGCGCACCTCGGTCAGATCGGAATAGGGGCCCGGTGCGATGCGCCGGGCCGCACTTTTGGGGAGGTGCGCGGTGCAGATCGAGATGATGCCGACCGACCGGCTGGTGCCCTACATCCGCAATGCCCGGACCCATTCCGCCGATCAGGTGGCCCAGATCGCGGCCTCGATCGCCGAGTTCGGTTTCACCAACCCGATCCTGATCGGCGAAGACGAGGTAATCATCGCCGGGCATGGCCGGCTGCAGGCGGCGCGGTCGCTGGGTCTGACCGAGGTGCCGGTCATCGTGCTGGACCACCTGTCCGATGCGCAGCGCCGGGCGCTGGTGATTGCGGACAACCGGATCGCGGAACATGCAGGCTGGGACGAGCAGCTCCTGGCGGCCGAGATCGCGGCCCTGCGGGACGAGGCCTTCGATCTCGAGGTGATCGGCTTTTCGGAGGATGAGCTTTACGACCTGCTGGACGGCCTGGACGATCCTGCTGCCGATGGGATGGGTTTCGGGGGCGGCACTCAGACGGGCGGTGCCGATCAGGATCAGGCAGCGCCGCAGCCCGCCGCCCCCTCTGCCACCCTGGCGGAGCGCTTCGGCATCCCGCCCTTCTCGATCCTCGATGCCCGCAAGGGCTGGTGGCAGGATCGCAAGCGGGCGTGGATCGAAATCGGCATCCGGTCGGAACTCGGCCGCGGCGAGGGCGACCGGGCCTGCCCCGGCGGCAGCCCGATGCCCGGCAATGGGTCCCGCAAGGACTACAAGCCGGGTGCTGCGAAGGCCTTCCATGACGGCGCGGTCCTCGGGAAGGGTGGCTTGTCAGATCAGGTCGCGGCAGCCGCAACGGCGCGCAAGGCGGGAAAGGCGGCGACACATGGCTAAGGGGCTGGCCCGGACCTTCGGGCAGGACCTGATGCGCGGCGAGCATGAGGTCGGCGGCGACAAGACCAATGGCGGCGTGCTGATGCCGTCGCATACCTCGGGCGATCCGAGCTTCTATGCCAAGAAGCGGGCGAAGGAGGCCGAACTCGGCTGCGAGCTTTCGACCGAGGACTTCCTCGCCGATCATTATCAGCCTTCTGAGGCCCCTACCGCCTCCGGCACCTCGATCTTCGACCCGGTGCTATGCGAGATCGCCTATCGCTGGTTCTGCCCGCCAGGCGGCACCGTGCTGGACCCCTTCGCGGGCGGATCGGTGCGCGGCGTTGTCGCGTCCCGCCTCGGGTTGCCTTACGTCGGCGTCGAACTCCGGGGCGAACAGGTTGACGCGAACGAGGCCCAGGCAGCGCTGGGCGCTGGACCCGCCCCATGCTGGATCACCGGCGACAGCCGCGACATCGCGAAGCTGGCCAAGGGCGTCGACGCCGACCTGATCTTCTCCTGCCCGCCCTACTGGAATCTTGAGGTCTACTCCGACGATCCGGCGGACCTCTCGACCCTCGGCAAGGAGGCCTTCTTCGAAGCCTATGCCGCCATAATCCGCGACACCGTGGCCCGGCTGCGCGACGACCGCTTCGCCGTCTGGGTGATCGGCGACGTGCGCGACGCGGGCGGGTTCTTCGCTAATCTGCCGGGGCGGACCGTCGAGGCGTTCGAAGCTGCCGGGGCGCGGTTCTACAACGACGCCATTCTCGTCACCGCCGTAGGCTCCCTTCCGATCCGCGTGGGCCGCCAGTTCACCGCCTCGCGCAAGCTCGGCCGGACGCATCAGAACGTGCTGGTCTTCTGCAAGGGCGATCCGAAACGGGCGACCGAGGCCTGCGGGCAGGTCGAGTTCGGCGAGATCGAAGAGGAAGCGGGCGAAGAGGAAGAAGCCGAATGACTGCTCCGATCCTTGAGGTATATCGAGGCATCACGGTGGTGCGTGATGATCTCTTCCCCGGCGGGACCAAGGCCCGCTTCATCGGCCAAGTATTCGACGGCGTGGCGGAGGCGGTCTATGCCAGCCCGCCCGAGGCCGGTGCGCAAACGGCACTGGCCACCGTCGCCAGGGCGCTGGGCAAGCGGGCCACGATCTTCGTGGCGCAACGGGCAAAGCCGCATCCACGAACCTTGGAAGCCGCGCGGTTGGGCGCAAAAGTGGTCCCGGTCAGCCCGGGATATCTGACCGTCGTGCAAAGCCGGGCGCGGGAATACTGCCGGAATACCGGGGCGTTACTGATCCCCTTCGGTGCCGATTGCCCGGAAGCGGTTGAGATCATCGCCGCGGCAGCCCAGATGACGGGGCAAAGTCCCGATGAGGTCTGGTGCGCCGCCGGGTCCGGCGTTCTGGCCCGCGGGTTGGCGCTGGCCTGGCCGAAAGCCCGTCGGCATGTCGTCCAAATCGGCCGGGAGTTGTCGCTAAAGGACGTCGCGGGCGCCACGATCCACGTCCATCCGCGAAAGTTCAGCGAACGGGCGATGATCGCCGCAACCTTCCCGGCAGACCCGCATTACGACGCGAAGGCGTGGGAAACCTGCCTCATCAAGCACGGGTCGGGACGAGTGTTGTTCTGGAACGTAGCACCACTACCGCGCCCTTAGCAGTCAGTTCAAAAGCGGCGAGCCACACCGTCAGTTCTGATTGAGACCCATCTCCCGGCTCTGAAGCTTGCTCTTCCACAAGCCTTCGAGCGCGATGACGTCCTCAAAAGTGGCCGCGTTGCCCACGACTTCAAGGATGGAAACCTGATAGTCTGCCGGGTCCCTGCTTCGCAGACCAACGTTTCCGCCATGACCATTGGCGACGTAGTCCATCCAGCGTGCAAGAAATCCGCCCGCGCCTGTCGCAGAGCCGACGTATTGCTCGCGGGTGCGAGGACAGGTCAACAGGTAGATGCCCCTTGCCGCTCCAAGGGCGGCGCGCCACGCGGGAGGAACCGAGGCAATTCGCGAAAGATCGGCTTTGAATCGAAGGTAGCCCGGAAAGTCAGGTTCGCGGAACACCCGGCGTATCTCCAGAACCGGCTTCTCGCGGCGATGCGCATATTGCACCCAGTTTCTTTCCCCACCCGTCCAGCCGATGACGAGGCGGCCGACAAGGTCTGCCATGGCTTCTTGGAGAGCGAGATCATAGGTGTCTACGGTGCCGGGGGGATCTTCCCCGACCGCATGGGGCCAGATCCGGGTCACTTCATTCAACCCAATGTAGCGAGCGGACCAAAGGCCAGCGAAAAGCGTCTCGCCTTCCGCAGTCGCCAGAAACACCGCCCAGTATGGGCCGCTGAGAATCCGTCTGCGACCGATAGCCTGGGTCGCTTGGTAAACATCGAATGCGGGGGGATCGTCGCGCCAGAGGTCGTAAGGGCTGCGACCCCGGAGCGAGCGCCCATCTTGGTGCCGCAACAAGCGGACGCTTTCCGGGGCAAGGCCCTCATTGCTCAGGATGGTGTTTAGGGTCAGTGGCATAGCCGGAACCATGCAAGACGTTCCAGTTACACGCAAGACGGACTACGCAGCGCCTGCAGATGGTCACCTGCCAACGACGACCGCTGCGACAGAAAACAGGCTGTGCAGCAGGCCGAAGACGCAGGCAGCCGAGTAAAGAATAGCAAAGACGCTTACCAAACAGTCATGCAGTCGCGTAGGCCTCGGCCAGTTGCCGCCCGGCTCCGCTCCGCATTCGTGCTTCTCGTGTCCACCGGCCATCTCGGGATCATCCTGTCTGATCGACTAAGAATTGGTTGGCGCCCGTTCGGGCGCAAACCGCTGTGTGCTCAGCCCGTTACCTCCGTCCGTGCGTGGAGTGCCGTGACGCAGAGATCGCGGTAGCGCGCGAGGGCCTTGGGGCTCGACGAGACCGGGTTGATCCTGACATCGCGCAGGCCCTCGATGTCGCCCCGCTCGGCAAGAGCGATCAGGCCCTCGAGCTTGCCGCGAAACCGGGCGTGGGTCGGCGCGGAAAAGTCCGGGGGTGTCGGCAAGGTGCCGGTCTTGGCGGCGTCCATGGCGGCGGTTGCCTTGGTCCGGCGGCGCTGCGCGTCGGAGGTTTGGGTGGCGGCGGCGGTTTCCGTCGCGCCCGTCCGGCCGGCTTCGACCGGCACGGGAGCTACCACCTTCCCGATGCTGCCTTTGAGAGCGGCTTTCAGGATCGCCTCGGCCCCACCAAAGGTTTCGAAGTTGAGCGCCCGGTCGAGGACCTTGGTTGCGGCGTCGGGATCGCCGAGGGCCTCGGCGAGGGTCTTGGTCAGGCGCTCGACGGTCTTCGCAATGGTCGCAAGGCGTCCGCGCGGTTGCCCGTCGATCAGGACGGTCAGCTTGGTGAGGTCGGAGGCGGAGAGATTGGTCATGGCTCGGGGTCCTTTCAGGCGTTCTTGATATGGGCGGAGCGGCCTTCGGCGGTGACCGCGTAGATCATCGTGCGGTTGTCGCCGAAGGTGGCGGCGAAGGCCTCGGCCTGATCCATCCGGTCGAACCGGGCACGGATGCGGGTCGCGGGCTTCGATCCCCGGCAGGCGATGAAGTGGTCGGCGGCGGCGAGGCAATTGGCCTCGAAGCCGGTCATGGGCGTGGCGCGGTGGGCGGTCATGGATGCGCTCCTTTCAGGGCTGCGGATGCACCTGACACTGGGGAGACGACCGCAAAGAGCAACTGCAACACGCTGGAAACGTGGAGAAAAAGACTGGAATGGGCATCTCGCGGCGGCAGTACGCAGCACATCGCGGCTGCGTCGAAAGCGCGGTCCGCAAAGCCATCGCAACCGGGCGGATCACGCCCGAACCCGACGGCTCCATCGACCCCACGAAGGCCGACGCGCAGTGGGATCGCCAGACCGATCCGTCCCGCCAGCGCGGCCCACACGCCAAGGAACTGGGGGCCCGTATGGCCGCGACGACGCGGGCGGCGACCAAGGCGGTGCCCACGGCGGCGATCCGCGCCGTTGCGGAAACGCTGCAGGAAGCGGGCGCGGAGCCGGAGCCCGGCGAGGCAGGCACCGGCGAAGTGT